CTACAAGGTCAGGCATCGCTGAAGGTGTACGGCGCGCGAATTAACCAGCCGAAGTTACAAGACCTGCCATACCCACACGACGCCACGCTGACCGAGGATCAAATGGATTCGGTGCGCGATTACTGCGTGAATGACCTGCGGGTCACGAAGGCCCTCGCCGACAAGCTGACTGACCAACTAGCCCTGCGTGTGTCAATGGGTAAGGAATATGGGCTAGACCTGCGGAGCAAGTCCGACGCCCAGATAGCGGAGGCGGTACTGAAATCAGAGATTGAGGCGATCAGCGGGAACGCCCTGCGGCCACTGAAGATGGCGAGTGACGCCACGGTTAAGTATAGTGACCCAGGCATTGTGGAATTTAAAGATCCCGCACTGACCGAAATCTTCAGGAAGATTTGCGCCCAAGACTTTGAGCTGTCGGGCAACGGATCAATCAAGATGCCTGAGTGGCTGGCCAATACTAAAATCAAGATCGGCAAGGGCTCCTACCAGATGGGCATTGGCGGGCTACACAGCACTGAGAAAAGCCAGAGCGTTCGAGCGGGCGACGGCCACTTCCTGTGCGACTTCGACGTGGCGTCCTACTATCCCAACATCATCCTACAGCAGCGGGTTGAGCCGCTGAACATGACGGGCCACTTCCTGCCAGTGTATCAGAGCATCGTGGATAGGCGCCTTGAGGCGAAGAGATCAGGCGACAAGGCCAGCGCCGATACGCTGAAGATCGTCGTGAACGGTTCCTTCGGAAAGCTGGGCAGCAAGTGGTCAATTCTATACGCGCCCAACCTACTGATCCAAACTACCATCACGGGCCAGCTTTGCCTGCTAATGCTGATTGAGGCATACGAGGAAGCAGGGGCCACTGTCGTGAGCGCGAACACCGACGGCGTTGTGGTCTGGGGCGCGAAGTCACTAGAGGACGACATCGACCAGGTGAACTGGGACTGGATGTTGCAGACCTCATATGAGCTAGAGCGCACCGACTATAAGGCGCTCTACAGCCGCGACGTGAACAACTACATCGCCATTAAGCCCGACGGATCAGCCAAGGGAAAAGGCATTTTCGGCGCGCAGGGACTAAGTAAAAACCCTGACTTCCCGATTGTCTCTGAGGCAATCGCGGGCCACCTATCGGGACAGGCAGACTTCAAGGAGGCTATCCGTAATTGTACTGACGTCTCTAAGTTTGTGACAGTGCGGAAGGTTACGGGCGGCGCAAAGTGGCGCGGCAAGATACTGGGTAAGTCGGTTCGATTTTACTATTCGTCTTCAGTAGATCAGGATGAGGCTATTACTTACGCCAAGAACGGAAACAAAGTGCCGAAGTCGGACGGCGCAATGCCGCTGATGGATATGGGTGAAATGCCCAGCGACGTGGATTTGGAACGATATGTAGGCATAGCGATGATTGCTATGAAGGGAATGGGATACGATGCTTGAGAAAGATATAGAGAACGCGCTGGTGCGGCGCGTCAAAACACTGGGCGGCATGTGTGAGAAGTTCACATCCCCAGGACGCAGGTCAGTGCCAGATCGCATTATCACACTACCCAACGGCAAGATCGTGTTTGTCGAGGTGAAGAACGTCGGCAAGAAGCCCACGACGCTACAGCTACGCGACCATGACCGCCGGCGCGACCTGGGATGCGACGTGCGTGTAATTGATAATATGGACGACGCGAATGCTTTCAAGGATTGATTTACACGACTACCAGGATCGCGCGGTTGATTACGCCATTGAGCGTAAGAGCTGTATGCTGGCGCTCGACATGGGCCTGGGCAAGAGCATCTCGACGCTGACTGCCGTCTCTGACTTGATAGGTGCGGGCATAGTGGCCCAAGTGCTGGTCATCGCCCCACTAAGGGTATGCAATAGCGTGTGGGCTCAGGAGGCCGCTAAGTGGCGCCACACTGAGCATCTGCGCGTCTCGGTGGCTACTGGATCAGTTAAGGCCAGGACTGCCGCGCTGTTCAGGTCGGCGGATGTCTACGTCATTAATAAGGAGAACGTGCCGTGGCTGGTAGAGCATTGCGGCGCCAAGTGGCCATTTGACTGCGTGGTGATTGACGAGAGCAGCACGTTTAAAAACGCGCAGAGCAAGAGATTTAAGGCGCTCAAGAAAATGTTGCCGAACATCGAGCGCATGATTTTACTGACGGGTACGCCCAGCCCGAACGGAATGCACGACCTGTGGTCGCAGATGTATCTGATTGACTACGGCCAGAGACTGGGCCGCACCCTGACAAATTTCAGGCAGCGGTTTTTTGATAAGGACTACTTTGGCCACAAGTACACACTGCGCGAGGGATCAGCTCAGAAGATAGAGGGCCAGATAGCGGATCGGGTTATGCACATGAGCGCCGACGATTACCTGGCACTGCCTGACCGCATTGAGATCACCGTCCCAGTTGAGCTGCCACCGCAGGCGTTTGCGGGCTACAAAGAGTTTGAGAGAACGTCACTGGCTGAACTGGATGACGGGCAGGAAGTCGAGGCCGTTAGCGCGGCGGTGTTGGCGGGCAAGCTAATGCAGTATTCAAACGGCGCGATGTACACCGACGATAACGGATCTTGGTCTGAGACACACACGGCCAAGCTGGACGCCCTGTCCGACATCGTGGAAGACAATGCGGGCGAGACGATGCTGGTGGCCTACAACTTCAAGTCTGACCTTGAGCGGCTGCGTAAGCGGTTCCCGCAGGCAGTGGCGCTCGACAAGAAGCAATCCACGATTGACCGCTGGAACCGTGGCGAAATACCAATGCTACTGGCGCACCCAGCCAGTGCGGGACACGGGCTTAACTTGCAGGGCGGCGGCGCGCTGTGCGTCTGGTTTGGCCTGACTTGGAACTTGGAATACTACCTGCAATTCAATGCGCGACTGCACCGACAGGGCCAAAGGCGCCCCGTCCGAATCATACACCTGACTGGCAGTGACACAATTGACCAGCGCGTCCTATCAGTATTGGGCGATAAGAACGCCTCCCAGGGCGCACTACTCAAGGCACTGAAGCCAATTAATAAAGGAAATAGCAAATGAAGTATGGATCAGTCTGCTCTGGCGTAGAGGCGGCGAGTGTCGCGTGGCATCCACTGGGCTGGGAGCCGCAGTGGTTTAGCGAAATAGAAAAGTTCCCCAGCGCCGTCCTGGCAAACCGTTACCCAGATGTCCCGAACTTTGGCGACATGACAAAATTTAAGGAGTGGCCTAATGACCGATCAATTGACCTTCTTGTGGGAGGAACCCCCTGTCAGTCCTTCTCAGTCGCAGGACTTAGAAAGGGATTGGATGACCCGCGTGGTAACCTCATGCTCACCTATCTTGCCATTGCTGAACGATACCGCCCCAGATGGCTGGTTTGGGAGAACGTCCCCGGCGTCCTGTCGAGTAACAAAGGACGGGATTTTGGAACCTTCCTCGGAGCGTTGGGGAAACTCAATTATGGGTTCGCCTCAAGAGTGCTTGACGCTCAATACTTCGGCGTGGCCCAAAGACGCAAGCGTGTGTTCGTTGTCGGCTACCTTGGAGACTGGCGCCCTGCCGCAGCGGTTTTATTTGAGCGCGAAAGCCTGTCGGGGAATACTGCGCCGCGCCGAACGCCGGGGCAAAGTATTGCCCCCACAGTTACACAAGGCGCTCCATTCAGTGGCACAGGAAACGAGCGAGTAGAGTGCGAGGCTATTGTACCTGTGGTTCCAGAAGTTGCCGGCAGTTTAGATACAGAGTGCGGTGGCGGTAAACTTACGCATCAATCAGCCAAAAACGGCCACCTGATATTAGAGCGTGAAGTTATGGGTACGCTTACTGCAAGGATGTTTGCGGCACTAGGCGCAAGGGATGTTGAGGAGGGCGCGCTACACCCAGTTGCCTTTGATGCGTACAATCAGGAAGTCACCGGGGATGTCAGCAAAACTGTTGCGGCAAGGACAGACCAAGACACGGCAAGTTGCATTGCGTTCCCCGCTGAGATGAGCGGCACACAGGCCGCGTCTACGACTGAACTTAGCCCCGCGCTGGCTGTCACGCACACCACGGCAGTGGCCTGGTCAATTATGCCCATGAACAGCGGCAAGGACTACAAGGCGCGGCAGGTTGACGTAGCGCAACCGTTGATGGCGGGTGGCCCAGTTGGGGGAAACCAAGGCGGCGATTTTGTGCAGTCCACGGCAGTGGCTTACGACACTACCAACATTACCTCGCCTGAAAATGGTTCAAACCCACGCCCAGGCGATCCAGTATACACATTGGCGAGTGGGCAACATCCACCGCTCTTAACTCCACAAGTCCGAAGGCTCACGCCCACTGAATGCGAACGCCTTCAAGGCTTCCCCGATAATTACACGAAGATTGCCTGGCGAGGAAAAATATCGGATGATTGCCCAGATGGCCCTCGATACAAGGCAATGGGCAATAGCATGGCGGTTCCCGTGATGCGCTGGATAGGTGAACGAATTAACGCAGTAGAAAACATTAAATCAAAACAGGAGGAAAAACCATGAAACGCTGGACAGCAAAAGAAATGACACAAGTCTTAAAGTATAAGGCTGACGGATTAAGCAGCAAAGAGATTGCCAAGAAAATCGGACGGACACAGACATCTGTGCAAGTTAAGCTATCTAATTTAAAGAAAGCTAATAAAAAGCCAGTGGCAAAAGCAGTTAAGCGCAAGGCGCATATTCCAATTTCTTTTCCAACTGAGGCTGACGCAAAGCCGTTTTTCTCAGATAGAAAAATATCTAAGAGGTATATTGTTTTATCTGCGGCTACAGTGGCCCTTATAGCGGCTGTCATCATTGAAAGCCTAATGTGATGATTGACGATACATTGAC